CAGCATCAACCGTAGTTCCTGGTACTTATGCTTTAAACGATAGTTTAGGAGCTCCGTGGTTTGCACCTGCTGGTGAACGCAGAGGTAAATTGGGTAGTTTAGTTAAAGGTGTAGAAAAGAAATTAGCTAAATCAGCTAGAGACACATTATACTCAAAGAAAGTTAACCCTATAGTAGCATTCCCAAATACTGGTTACTTATTATTTGGACAAAAAACACTACAAACAGCAACATCTGCTCTCGATAGAGTAAATGTTCGTAGAATGTTATTAACAGTAAAAGAAACTATTGATGGGTTTGCAAATGAAGTATTATTTGATAATAATACACAATCAACAAGAGATTCTTTTGTAAAAAAGGCAAGTTTATACTTAGAAGGTTTAGTTCAAGCCCAAGGCCTCTACGCTTTCCGAGTTAAAATGGATGGTCAATTAAATACACCTGATGTTATTGATGAAAACAAATTAGTAGGACAAGTATTCTTGCAACCAACTAAAACAGCAGAATTTATAGTAATTGATTTCGTATTAACAAGAACAGGAGCAGCATTTACTGACTAATTAGAATTATACAAAACAACATAAAATGGCAACAGAAACTATATTATCACCCGGTATATTACTCCAAGAAATAGACAAATCATTTATTACTCCTGGAGTTGATCCTTCTGGTATGGCTATTATAGGTCCTACAGCTAAGGGACCAATTGAGGTACCAACAGTAGTTAATAACTATCAAGATTTTAAAAATATTTTTGGTACTACTATACAATCAGGTAGTGAGCGTTATGAATATTATACCCACTTATCTGTAAAAAATTATTTCCAAAACGGTGGTAATTCTGCTTTAATAACCAGAGTTGTTAAAGATGCTGATACTGACTGGGCTCCTGCAAGTAGTAGTGATATTCCCCAATTAAACAAAGTTGTATCTTCTACTGCTAAAAACCCATTTAAATTAGAAACCCTAAGTAAAGGAATTATTATGAATTCTAGTGGTAATTTATATACTAATGGGGCATTATCAAATGGAACTAAAGATAATATAAAATGGGAAATAGTAAACCCTGACACTACATCGGGTACTTTTACTCTTATAATTAGAAGAGGTGACGATACTACCGCAAAACCTATAGTACTTGAAACTTTTGCAGAATGTTCATTAGACCCCCTTTCACCTAACTTTATCGCTAGAAAAGTGGGAGACCAATATCAAGCAAAAGAAGTAGACGGAGATGAAGTGTTAGTCGTCACTAAAGGTGAATTCCCCAACAGATCTCAATATGTTAGAGTTTCAGAAGTCAGCTCTTCTTTATACCAATACCTCGATAACAGTGGTACCCCACAAACTGGATACGCAGACAGACTTCCTCAAACAAGTTCAGGTGTCTTTGAGGGTGGTACAGGTGATAATATAACAGGTAACCCATTATTTGGTAAAGATGCTATTGCAGATGATGCTATTCAAGGATTAGCAGAAGCTGATTACGATGATGCTATTAAAATTCTTAAGAATAAAGACGACTATAAATTTAAAACATTAGTAATTCCTGGATTAACCCAAGAATACGCTTCAGATAAAATAGCTACTGTAATCGATAATACTTCAGTTAGAGGAGACAGTTTATTTGTAGCAGATTTAGTTAATTATGGTTCAAATACTAGTACTATATCTGCAAAATCTAGTGAAATAGACTCATCATATGCTACTTCATACTGGCCTTGGGTTCTTGTTAGAAGCGCTGAACTAGACAGAGATGTATGGTGCCCAGCTTCAGTAGTAATCCCAGGTGTTTACTCTAAAAACGATAGTTTAGCCGCTCCTTGGTTTGCTCCCGCAGGCTTAAACAGAGGTGGTATTTCAGGAGTTAGAAGAGTAGAAAAGAAATTACCTAAAGCAACTCGCGATACATTATATTCAAATAAAATTAACCCAATCGCTACATTCCCTGGACAAGGTATTGTAGTATTCGGTCAGAAAACATTACAAAACGCGAAAAGTGCACTTGATAGAGTAAATGTTCGTAGAATGTTACTTGACGTTAAAGACACAATTGGTGGATTCGCTAACAGTATTCTTTTTGAACAGAACACACAATCAACAAGAGATTCTTTCATAAAATTAGCTACTCCTTATTTAGAAGGTTTAGTATCAGCGCAGGGATTATATGCTTTCCAAGTCAAAATGGATGGACAGCTAAACACCCCAGACGTTATTGATGAAAATAAATTAGTAGGACAAGTATTCCTACAACCTACAAAAGCTGCAGAATTCATTGTTATAGACTTTGTCTTAACAAGAACCGGAGCCTCCTTCACAGATTAATATATGTATTAATAACAAACAACACTAAAATAATATAAAATGGCAATTATAGGAAACGACGAAATTACCAATGACATTGGTATGTTCTACAAATCATACGAACCTAAAACTAAAAATAGATTCGTATTTAGAGTAGATGCAATCCCTGCTTATTTAGTTAAAAAAGCAGACAGACCAAAACCATCATTTGAAGAAATCACCCTTGACCATATTAATATGCAAAGAAAATTAAAGGGTAGAGTTTCTTGGGGTGATATTACTTGTGAATTGTATGATCCAATTAACCCTTCAGGTGCACAAGCTGCTATGAACTGGTTTAGACTCCACCACGAAACTGTAACCGGTAGAGATGGTTACCAAGATTTCTATAAAAAGACTGTAAACATTCAATCTTTAGGTCCTGTAGGTGATGTTGTTGAAGATTGGGAGTTAAGAGGTGCCTTTATTAAGTCTATTGATTTTTCTGATTTAGATTGGTCAAATGCAAATACGGCAC